TTTGCTGTTTTGACAATTGTGGCTGCATTAGTATTTTTAATAACAGAGTAACCAGTAAGACCGTATAGTGGATTAGTTGTGCTATTATTTTCAAACCTGATTGCGTCTAAACAAACATAAAAATTAGAAGATGGTTGACCATTGTCAATAACACAACCATAGATTTGTACAACGTCAACACTTGCCCAAGTAAAGCCAGAACTCTTTACTAGTTCTTGTAATTGCTTTGTAGCAACAAAATATCTTTTTGTATCAAAATCATAATCAGCACTATTAAGAACAACTTCAAATCTTGCGTATTCACCTGTTCCATGAACATCGCTTGAAGAAAACTGCAGCAAGACCCTAACTGAATCAGGGACTGCATTTGATTGACCATCTTTGCTTGCAACAGAAAATGCAAACTTGAGTGAGTCAGTAGGTGCATTCTTATTAAAGTCAAGTGTTGCTCCAGTCAAGTGGATATGTTCTGATCCAGCGTTTACGACTAGTCTGTTGTTTGAGTCTAATGTCAGGTTTGAGGAGTCTCCAGAAAGCATAACAACGTTATTAAAAAATCTGGCTCTTTCATATCTATTAATTCTTTGTGAATTTGTAAAGATTCTATTATCTGCATTTGTTTGAAAAACAGAGTATGGCTGATCAATGACATTATCGTTGTCGTCGCCATCTAGTGGCTCATAAATAACTGGAATCTCTGTTGCTGCTGAGGCAGTGTGATGTTCCCAGTTCTCATCCTGTGTAAACACATAGATTGATTTGCTATCATAGGCTCCAGCCATTGGGTTGGATCCAGCAGAATAAATACCAACTTCACTGATTTCATATCTTTCTTCAGTTGGTAACTCTGCTGTCAATACTACCTTTGCTACACCATCTTCATTTACATATCCCCTGGAAGTTATGGGGACTCTAAACATCTCAAAGTCTAGTTGTGTTTTTGCTGAATAGTCGCCAAGGATGGCATCAGTTGGTACGGGTGTGGCTCCACAACCAATCGCAACATATGAAGCATACGCTGGCGCTTGGCCAATTAAATATTTTGCAAGGATATTCTTGCCAGTATTAGTTATCATTTTTTATTCCACCCCATATATTGTATCATTAAAGATTGCCCCGTTGCTGAGTATTTCTACTTCTACCTGCTCGTCTGAATTGAGATTAATAACATTAATGATAAGATTGCCAGTTGAGGCCTCTATGTAGACCGTCTCACCATTTGGACCAGTCCCAATATTTGGGATAGTGTTTTCTAGTTTAATTGGAAACTTTTTAAAGTACTCCTCAGAAGTATTTTGTAGTGCCAAAATGTTTTGTGGATTATACTGGAAGTAAAGACTTGTCAAATTTTTAATTGGCTGATAGATTACATTTTGCCCATTGACAATGTCATTTCTTGCAATGTTGATAATCTCCTGCCCACCTATATTTTCAAATATAAGATCCGACATAACCTCGATTGGAGTAGACTCATCATTATAAAGAATAATATCTGTTGTAGGTATCTTTACGCCAGAAGAAGATGTAGATGGAACGATCTCTGGTAAATTTGGATTTGCATCAACCATTATGCCACCTCACTTAAATAAACTGTCATTTCTGATCCAGTTCCATTTTTTGCATACTCTATATTATATACTAAAAATCTAGTTGATGTAGGAGATACTTCGTCAATACCTGCTTCATCCTTGTAATGGATATTAACAATATCTCCAAGTTGTAAAATTGGAAGGTTGAATAGCCTTACGCCAACAGATTTTCTTGGCTTTGATACCTTTGATATAACCCAAGACATAAGTGATTCTGCATCATCTGCTGTTTGAACATATGGTGTATCCAGAGCAAACTCTTTTTTGCCATAAGTCATTCTACTTACCTTAATGTCCTCATAGTCCTGTGAAGCCTTTAGTGGTGACTTAACAAGTTGTGTATTAGTAAAGTCTGTATTAGAGAAGTTACTATTTTTAGTAAAGTAAGCATCAACGGTGAGATCGTTCTGAGATTGCTGCGTAAATGTTATACCCTGGATTCTCAAGTAGTTTCCAGTTGTCTCATCCAAACTAAGTGCAGTATCTGTTGAGTTAAAGATCAAGAACTCTGCGCCGTATGAACCTGCCCTAAAACCAGAAACAGTGTAGCCCTTAATTCTATTAAAGGTTGGAGACAACTTTGCGTACAATGCTGGATAGGCTTTATCATATCTAACATTAAAATATGCTGCCTCTCTCATAATTGTTCCAAACTCCTCAAAGTACATTAAATACTTTGGTGGCTCTGAAGGACTTATTCCAGACAAGAACGTAGATTGTACTATTCCGCTCATGGCATACTTACTAAATGACTCGTTAGCATTAATCTCTGTGTCCTCAATTGCTGAGTTGACTGGTGTATCCAAAGCAAAAGTTGTGTTTTGAGAATAGTTGCTTGTTAGAGCATAAATATTTTCAAACATACATCTTGATGCACCACGAGTAAAGACTGCCATATTGTTGTATATTGGCAACGGATTGGTGTCGTCCACAGTTGTAATAAGTTTATTGTTAATATATAAGAAGAATCGTCTAATCTTTCCTATGTCTTGGTACTCGACGGCAAGATCGTATACCGTTGGACTCTCTTCACCAACCATTCTATACTGACCAGTGAACTTTCCATTATCAACAATAATATTTGAAAGTCCTCCCCAAAGTTTAATTGGAATTGCGTTAGATGAAGACGGATCTTTTCCAACCTTATAAAAAATTATATTGTGTAATCTTTCAGAAGAGTTTGTATAATCATTGATATTATTTTCTGTCAATGCAATAATTTCAAAGTAGTATCCATTATTTGTTTCTGGATTTAGCATAACAGCAAGACCGCCAGATCCACCTCCTACGTTAATATTTTGATTTGGTTGAGATCCAGTTACAACGTAGTACGTGCCACTGCCAATTGGTGTTTGTCCACGATTTTCATTATTCTCAATTTTTCCTACAATACGCATACGTGTTCCAAAATGCTTAAACTTATTCGTTAATGGCTTATAAACATAAGACAAAAAGTCTAGAGGCGCTTCAGTAGTACCAAAAGAAGGGCCTTCAAGAATAAGTGCGGATGATTGTATTGTGCCAGTTTGTGTAGATTGTAACCTATTAACAGCAGTTTCTGTCATATACGAACTAGACAAGAAATTTTTAATAATCCCATTACGTGTTGACTTTTGTGCTAAGGTATTGTTTAGCCCTGCTGCAGCGACTGTATATGGTGTGTTCTGATCAGACTGTGATGCTAGGCTAAACAGGTATTGTGAGTTCATTGTGCATCCACGTACGTTAGCATTGTCAGACCAATAAGGATTAATGCCAGCATTATGTGCAACTACCTGAGTGCCAAACTGACCTCTACCATGCTTGGCTACTGGGCCATTTTTAAATTTAAATATTCCCTCTACTACCTCATAGTTTGGTTCTGAATAAATTCTAATCAAGCCAGTTGGATAAATCTTTCCATTAAAACTAATCTTTGAAAAGTAGTTTTCGTATTCTTGAGCATTAGTAATCCAAACGTTTCCTACGCCACCAACATTATACTGTACAGCATCATACTTAATAATCTCAGAATTTGCATAGAAGTATCCAGAGTTTCTGGTCAACCAGTAGACACCCTCTCCCAAATCCATAACATTGTTTACGACTACATTATTAACAACTTTGGGAACTTCAGCAGATAGTGTTGAGTTAAGTGGAATTGCTCCAAGTACATAACTAGACTGAGCGCCAACTTGACCATTTACAGACTTTGTGTTTTCTGAACCTACAACTTCCCAAAGCAAAACTGGCTTATAAATCCAAGTCTTGTCTGAGTCAATCATACTTGCTTGTCTTATTGAACCGAATGTTTTTTGTATGTATCGTGTGCTATAGGTTATCTTACCGTCATTGAATACCGACTTATCTTCAGACGATATCTCAAGTATATTGGCGATGTTGGTAGATGTTGACTGGTTTTCTTTAACGCCTATATCTTCTTGATCATCTGAACCATACAAAGTAATATCTGTTTGCCTGTCTGTGGTAGATGGCATAATATACTTTTTACTCATCATAACAAAGTTATTGTATTCATCGAAGAACATCGCTGTTTGGCTTGATACAGCAAGATCATTTAAAACTTCGGCAACAGTCTTGTCTGGTGGAATGTAGAAGTATGGGATAATCAATTCGGTTTCTGATGCAACTCTCTTAAAAACATAATTAGAAAAGCCTATTGAGTCTAGAAGTAAGGACACTGCGTAACTCAGTGAAACGCTGGTAGAAAGCATCTGTGGTGCGGTCAATGATTCTAGATAAAAGAACATATCTCTTAATGAAAATTGAACTGTACGAGAGGCAGCATTTGTTTGTGGGAATCCTTCTGAGTACATTGTTTTGATTGGAATAAAATAATCATATCCATCTACATCAACAACAATGTCATAAAACTTAATCTGTATATTGTTGTTTATATAGTTTACAATAATGCTGTCGGTGTTGTTATCATTAAAGGCTTGATCGTAGTCAAACAAAGTTAATGAGCCTGTAGATGCAAGCAATTGACCAACAGGTAAACCATTGGATCCTAGATCTCCTGCTGTTTTTGTAACATTAAAATCTTGAACTTTTCCAGATAAGTCTACACATAGTCTTGGTGATAGTTCAATAAGATCAAAGGTAGAATCGACTTTGTTCATGGTTTCTACTACAATTCTTATTCCATCAAGGTAGTCAAACTCACGGTATGAGGGCAATCCATTTGCAGTATCTGTATACTTGACAGGAGAGGTAAGATCAGTCACAAAGTTAGTTAATCTATCTACAGTTTCCTCTTCAAGATACCATCCGTATGTTGGTGTAAAAATCTCATATGCTCCATCAAACCAAACATAGTATGACCCAATATCTAGGTCATTTTCCTTAATCAGATAGGCGTAGCCATTTACAGACTGCTCTGGTAAAAAGTTTATATTTGTATATTCTTCAGCCTTAACGAACACATCTCTGTAGCGTTCTGGTACTACTAGTCCATAAGATAGTTCTACATATCCATCTGACTTGATTACTGCTGTACCGTCTTTTCTTGTGGACGACTCATTAAAAGAAATTATATCTACCCAGTTATTTCCCGAAAGAGCCTGAACCTTCCATTGAACTGGGGTAGTTTGGTTGGCCATACCATACAGAGGATCTGATATAGAACCAGATGCACCCTTGAATGGCCCAAGGTCAACAGTTCCAACGTTAGTCTGCATCTTAATAACAATTCTGTTTGATGGAACACGATTCTTATAAACTACAAATGGTGAAGCATCGTCTATAAAATACTTGCCATTCTTGAACTGGTTAGCAATTCCTCGCTCCTTGTTGTCTTCTGTTCTATAGGATGTCCAGTACTTAAACTGATCATTTTTATCTGCCATGTAATATCGTGGCCTTTTGGCCATTTCAATATTTGTATTGTGAAGAAATCTTGACTTTAGATAGTTGGCCTTATTAATGCCAGAACGTGGACGGAACTTCTTAAAGCAGTCTTCTAAAGAATAAATCATCTTTACTTTTTCTTTAGTAGATGTAAAAATCATTGGGGAGCCTGAGTCATCAAACCCACCATCTACCTTGATATCTGCGTCAGTAGCATTAGTAAAATAATTAGCAGTATCGTTTTGATCAAATGATCCCGCTGGATTCTTGTACTTAGTCCCAGCCTCATCAAGAGGTCTATATCTATAATTGCCGATCTGCTTTATATTTTCTGCAATGTTCATGTTCCACTCTGCAATAACAGCAGACTGACTTCTTACGACAGAAGATGTTTGCAAAAATGATTTAAGTTCGTCGTTAACAAACATTATGCTTCTTCCAGGGTGACAGAAATATTCCAAAGATCGTGATTTGTTCCACCACGTTTTTCGACTGAATAAGAAAAGTCTGCAAAAAACATCTCAATGATTTGGCTATACTGATCAAGGTGTCCATAAGCAGCATCGTCTTTTCCAAAGTTAGAGTACTTATCGTATGATAGATAAACCCAAAAAGATCCCTGGTGATTCTCATACCAGTCTAGTAGTTCTACTCCACCTGCGCCTGCATCAGATGTGTACTCAAGTGAGTTGTTACCTGCAAACGAAGACTTTCCCGTAGATGAGTTAAAGTCTGGGTTGACATAATGAGACCTAGATGGCAGCATTGCCCAACTTGTAGACAAGGTTAATTTGTCTGCAATATGTGTTGACCGCATCCTTCCATTAACCATTCTTTCTCTTTTTTCAATTCGTGTAGGCGTAAATGAGAGTGGGGCTCTGTTGTCATCTGACAAGATAAGAAATTGATTAAATGTACTAGTGTCTGTTTCAGACCCTGTGTCTGAGTTTACTTCGTACCCATTTGGCACATAAAGACCATTGACAAGTGTGCCAGAGTTATCTGCCCACAACATACCCTGTGGTCTAGCATACTTTTTTCTACCTAGCATATAGTTTGAAGATGTCATTATTGTCTTACTCCTCTAAGTCTTTGTGCATCAATTTGTTTAATCTGTGAAATTACTGTTCTTGCAATATCATTAGGATTTGCATCAGACTTAACATTAACACTTAGGTTATAAGTATACACTGATCCGCCAACTTCTTGACCATTATTGATTGCCTTCATTGTTTCAACACCATGTTGGTTAACAGCATACTTGCTCATAATAAATTCACCTGGTGTAAGCATTGCTGGTACTGTGTCTGCACCTCGTGCGTATCCACCTGCTGCAAAGTACTTAGGGACCATGCCACCAGCATTTAAATATCCAAGTGCTGCTTTTCTCATGGCCACTACATCCTTAGCGCCAATTGACGCAGATGGATTTGCTGCTGCTATTTCCTTCATCATAGATACGGTTGCAGCCTCAGCCTTGTCTACCTGCCCACTCTTTACCAATCCTTGTACAGCGCTGATTTGCTCTTTAGCAATTTCCTGCTGTTTTGTAGTTAATGGAGCAACTGGTGGTGGCGGTGGTGGTGTGGTTGATCCAGCCTTTACGCTTGCTCCAGAGCCAAAAGCGGCTGCTGCTGCAGACGCATTTTGAATTGCCTGAAGAACCTTCTTCCATGCATCCTCAATTGTTAATGTTTTGTTTGCAACATCGTCTGTTAGCCCTAGAAGATGCTCATCTCCAAGCCAGTCCGCTGTTGTTTCAATAACAGAGTTAACGGTTTCCCACTCAGCCTTTGTTTGTCCAGAAGCATTCGTGACATTATTAATTGCAACAGTCATTTCCTTGTTATACTTATCAATGATCTCCTGCATTTTGTCTAAGTCTTTTTGCTTCTCTTTAACCGTATCCTGGGCAGCCTTAAGAGTTGTTTGTTCTGCAAGATAAATACTATCCTCTTTGGCCAAAACAAGATCTTGAATCTGTGTTCTAGTATAGTACTGACCATTAATCTGTACTTGAATTGCTTCAATATCTTTTTGCTTTTGCAGTTCAAGGGCAGTCTTACTCTTGCCAAGATTTTCAATTAGTGTCTGCTGTGAATTCTGTGCAGCGCCTGCTCGCATTTCTTGTGCTATCTTTGCTGCTGCTCCCAAGTCTCCAGAAGAGAGTGCTCCTGCCAAATCTGTTTGTTGCTTTTGCTGATCTATAAGTTGTTGATTTACCTTCTTAACATCTTCAAGAGCAGTAATCTGGTCATCGATTGCTTTAGTTCTTTTTTCGTAAGATTTGTTTATTGCTTCTTCTTCTCGTCCAATAAGTTCTAGACCTCTATTAAATAGAGCGATTTCTTCTTGAATGAGATCAATCTTTTCTTGTTCTATATCTACATCTTTTTGGGCTAAATCAAGAGACTCTTGTTGCTTTGCAATAAGTTGTTCATATTTTTCTGGACTCATACCCTGTGTCTTAGTAAAGTCTGCACGTGATTGCTGTCTTATAATTGCTTCTTGTGCAGCAAAGTATTCATTCATTTTGTCTGTAGATGTTTCTTGTTCTTGCTCTGCTAAGAATGCATTAATCTTCAATGCCTTGCCAAGTTCGGTAACTGAACCAGTTGCCTTTTTAGCACCAGAAATAAAGTTCTTCCAGTCAGTGCTTCCTACCTTTTCAGCAGCGACTGCAGTAGTCAATGCTTCATTTCCAAGAATCTCAGTGATCTTTGTTGCAGAAACTCCAGCAGCCTTTAGTTTAGTATAGGCTGTCATTTGTTGACCAGCGTTTGTCACTACCTGCTGTTGTTGATCTACAAAACTTCCAAGTTCAACTTCCTTGGTAAACTTCTGGATTGCTGCGCCAAGGTCACCAAACTTTAACTTTCCATCTTTTGTGAATGTAAATAGTCTCTTCTCGATCTTCTTAAATGTTACAGCGTCAAGTCCGCCAATGATGTCAATAAAGCCCTGTGTAGCCCCACCTGCTCTAAGTAACTCATCTGTTCCCTTAAAGCCAGTCATATCCCCCTTCAAGGCTGCAATAAAGCCACTTACGCCCTTAGTTGCATCAATTGAATTCTTACGTACTAACTTTAATTTCTTAAGTAGTTCGTCAACAAAAGCGTATGGCTTATCTTTAGAACCACCTTCGCTTACCCCAGTTGTACCAGGAACTTCTGGAGAATCCTTGGTTACTTTGCCACCCTCTTCAATAGCCTTCTTAAGTTTTTCTACAGAGCCCTTAGCGTTATCAAGATTCTTCTTGTACTTAGCAAGCGCAGTGCTTCCTCTTTCTTTTGCAGCACGATATTTATCTTGTGCAATTCTAAGATTTTCTAGTGCCAAACTTGTTTCAAGTTGTAGTGTAAGCGCCTCTGAGATTCCAGTTAGATCTGCAACATACTTAACCTTTTGCTCGTAGGTCTTACCCTTCATATCACTTAAAATTGCATCTAGTTGTAAAATATCTGTTGCTGACAAACTTCCGTTTGCATAGGCAATAAGAACTTCCGTTCTCATGTTCTTTGGCAAACTCTTTGTTACTGTCTTCTTAAGAAGTGCTGCAACCTTTTTATTTGTTTTTTCTAATCCCTTAAATGTTTGGTCGGCCATATCTGCGATTGCAGCAGCAGATGCCTTTCCACTTGGATCAACCTTGTCTAGGCTCAATACCAAATCATCTGTAGCCTTTTTAATATTTCTAAAGTTAACCATCTGTGCTTCATATGCAGCATTATATTGATCAACAGTAACCTTGCCATCAACATACATTCCATTAAGGATAGCCAAAGAGTTCTTTTGATCTTCTAGTGCAAGCGTAAGTCCTACTGTCGCAAACTTTGTATTCTTGATTTGGGTTTCTCTGTTCTTTTGAACTTCTGCATTATATCCATAATAGTCAACATTGCCATTTGCATCAGTCTGAAGTTGTGGTGGCTTGATCTGATCAATCTTTCTTTGAATAACTGCAAGACTTGTTTCTGATGCTTTACTCAAATAGTTAATACGTGCATCTAGTGTGAGTGGCTCTTTAGTGATATCCTTGCCATCTTTGTTTAGTAATTCTTGAACCTTACCCTTGAGTTTAATCTCACTTACTCCAGATAGTTCTGCTGCTGCCTTGATGTTTGCTGCAATATCAGCAGGTGCCAAACCAAATGCTGCTGCTCTTTGTGCAACATCTCTTGCTGATACATCAAGTGCGTTAGTTTTGCCAGCACGTCCTGCTAATTGATTTCCAATTGTCTTTCCTTCTTCAGCGTAGAACTTTCTAAAGTTTGCTGCCTTAGCCAGATCTGCATCGATAAATCTCTTGTCTCCGACCCTATTAAACTGTCTTTCTGATGGAAGAGCCTTATCTCCAACGTATCTAGAATAAGCCTCAATCGACTCAATATTACCTAGACGTGCTTCTGCTTCTTTCTTGCCAGCATCTTGTAGTTCCTTGATGTACTCTTGCTGCTTCTTTCTTAAGAAGAAGAATCCTGCTGCTACCGCTGCAACTCCAGCAACTGCTAATCCAAGTGGATTTGTCAACAGTGGCAGTGCCATTGCAAGTGACTGTAGCCCCATAACAGCAGGTGCTGCTGCTTGTGCAAGTTGTCCAACAGGACCTGGCATCATTGATGCTGCTAGCATGGCACCTGATGCAACCATTCCACCACGCATTGCTCCACCTGAAATTGCTGACGCTTTTGTCTTAAGTGGTTGTGCCTTAAAGTTCTTGTATGCACCCGTAAGTTTACCACGAAGAGATTGCTTTGGCATTGGGCCAATCATTGTGTCTGAAATTCCAGATGTTCTAGTGAATCCTTCTGGTAGAGCAGCCTCTCCTGCACCCCCGCCATATCCTGATGGAACAATAAGTCCAGAGGCTGTTTGTTCAAACTGTGTGACTGCTCCATTAGCAACCTTTGCTGCTGCTGCAGCAACTGCTCCAGATCTCTTTTCCATTCCAATGATAAGTCCGTTATCAATATCTTGTCCTGTTTGATCAGTTATATGTGATGGGGACGCTGTGCCTGCTCCCTTGGCTACCGCTCCTACTGCAACTCTTCCAACTTGCATTGCTTGTTTTTCAATTAAGATTTGGCCTTCCTTGAAGATTGCACCATTTCTTAGTTCTTGCAATACTTGTTGTTCAATAGCAGATCCTGCGCCTGCCTTCTTACGCAAGAATGGTTCTACATATGTTTGTGTAGGTGCAGAGTATGGAATGTGTGCAAATTGATAAGATCCAGGATAATCTGCTGGCTGATCCATTCCACGCATTGCAAGTTCTGAGGCAAATGACTTTTTAATTTGATCCTTATAACTCAAGCCGAATCTTTCTGTGGATGCTCTCTTTACAAAACTTTCTCCAGCATCATTTGTTGCAAGTTCAACTCTTTGTAGATTTTGTTGCGTTAAGTCGCTATCAAGTGGTGCAAGCATCTTTCTAACAGCAACAGACATAGACTCCATATCTCTTGCAGAAATCTGTCCAGCCCTTGCCATGTCTTCAAGACTCTTAATAATTATTGGGTATTGTGTTTGTCCTACCTGTGCAATGTTTGTTACATCATCTGTAACTCCTTGCTTAAAGATATCAAAAATTGTGTCTAGAGTTGGTGCAAGGTTCTCGCCAAACTTGCGATAGTTTGCTTGTGTTGCACGTATGCCCTGCTCCATCATCATGGCTGTCTTGATTGATGCAGCAAAAGAAGCCTTTGCTTCTTCGTTCATCATAAGCCATTCCTTGTCCATTCCAAATCCGCCAGGTGTATTTCCTGGAGCCATCATTGCAACTGGAGAATATCTTCTTGATTTAAATGTTCCGCCAAGAACTGTTCCAGTGGTTGGATTCTTTCCTGTAGCAAACCCAGGAATATTTCCTGATACAAGAGCATTAACCAAATCTGGATTTCTTGCAACAGACTTTGCTGGAATAATTGCTTCACCGTTAGATACTCGTGCGATTATAGAATCGGATGTTCCTGTTCCTGGACCACTGATAACTCCACCCTCAGCATATCTCTTAGGCTGACGTGATTGTGGAACCATCATACCTGGATTGTTAAAGGCAAATCTTTCAGAAGCAGCAGCAGCGGACAAATAAGCATTGCGTAAATTATTGACGGCATCGGCTTCAACTGTGAAGCGCTGTGTTAGTCTGGCGTGAACTTGGTCAAGTGAGTGAGCGACGGCCTCTGCCTGCATCTGCTCACTTGTAAGATATTGTGTTTGTTCTCCCAAGAACTTTGACTGACCACTAAGCCTTAAGTATCCATTTCTGATCAAGCCGAACAGTTTAAGTAACTGTCCACCAAAGTTAGCAATAAGACCAACCAACATGAGAACAACTGGACCCACTCCAGCAAACAAAGTAACAAGAGTGGTTACAACCTTTTTTGTGCCATCTGATAGGTTGTTAAACTTATCTGAAACCTTGGTAAATAGTTCAATGATTGGCGTAACAACCTTAAGGAATGCCTCTCCTACTGGGGCAATCGATTCTCTAAGTGCCTCAATAGATGCCTTAAACTTTGTGACAGTGTTTTCTTCAATAGCACTTAATTCTTTGTTGGCAACTGCTGCAAGATCTTGTGAAGACATTTTGGCAAGTTCAAGTGCATTTGCTGCTTGTGATCCTGATCTAGCAATATTATCAAAGAGCGCTGACACTCTTGCAAACTGGAACTTACCAAACAGTTGCTCAAGAATTCTTTGTCTTGCAAGAGGTGTTAGTTCCTTCATTGCTTCTGCTAAGTCTAGAACTGTTCTCATGACGTTACCCTCGTTTCGAGTGGTAATTGCATTTAAATCAATATTAACACTGGCAAGCATTTCTTTAGCAGCCCTACTTGGATTAATAATAGAGGCCAATGCAGACTTAAGACCGTTTGCTGCTTCTGCTGCGTTAACACCACCCTCTTGCATTGCTGCAAGGAATACGGACATGTCCTTGATGTCTCCACCAAGACCTTGAATAACTGGTGCTACTCTTGGAATAGCATCTGTTAAGTTTTGAAGGCTAACGACAGATTGGTTTTCAACTGCGTTAAGGAAGTTGATTGACTCAGCAAGTTGATCTGAGTTCATCTTAAACGCTGTTTGAATTGCAATTGTTGCAGAAAGAGCCTGTTGCTTTTCTACTTCACCTAAGATAGATAACTTAGTTGCAGCCTTTACTTGTTCTTCAAGTTTTCTACCAGAGAAACCTGCTGCTGCAGCATCTGCTGCAATAGACATAGTGTCTGCAATAGCAACACCATACTTGGTAAACTCTGAAGCCAGGCCTCTAATAACTGTCAAGTTTGCTTCAGTTTCAGATGGCAAAGTAAACAGGTCTCCGTAAACTCTTTTAAATCTAATTACTTGCTTTTCAAGATCCATAAAAGCCTTGGATGCTGTAGAACCAAAAACGCTAAGTGGGATTGTAAAACCAACCATCAACTGACGACCAGCCCACTGAGTATTCTTACCAAAGTTAATTAAGTTTGTTGTTCCTTGTGCTAAGAGTTGATTAAATAGTTGCTGCTTTTGAGCAGCCATCATTGTCTTTGTACTTAGGTTTTCCATATCAAGAGCAAGTGGTGTAACGGCAATTGCCTTCATTGCTCCAGAGGCATCTCTGCCCATCTTAATATACTGTGTCTGTAATTTTCTTACACGCTCTTCGGCAACCTTGTTGATTGTTTCAAACTCGGTTTTAAATACTTTACCAAAACTTTTAGAGGAGGCTACTCCGTATCTAAAGTACTCACGCATTGAGAACTTGTTCTTCTCAAGTGACGTGGTAAATGATTCGGCAGATGTTTTGATTGTCTGCATGCGAGCAGCAAATTGACCTGTAGCATTGATCGAGTTAACGAATTCCTGCTGCAGGTTTCTTTGTGCTATCGCTGCTGATGCAGACGATTTTGCTATTTGATTATGGAATTGTGAGATCTGTCGCTGTAGATTTTTTAATTCACCTAGGGCTGCAGACGTGTCAATATTAACGCTGATATTAGCATTAACATCTGACATTCATTCTCACCTCTTTATCTTATTCAGCGTTTGCTGAAGCAAGGGCAGCATTCAAGAATGAATCCTCACCCAACTTAATACCTGACGCAACATCCACAATCTTGTAAACCGTAGGAAGATCAATATTTGCTTCCAACGCTGCTGCATCCTTTGCCAACTCTGGCTTGTACTGCTCTAGTGCAATCTGTACACACTCCATTAGGACTGTCATTGATTTATCATTATCGTCTGCTACCTTTGCAATCTTGTCAAAGGTCTTCATAAACTTACGAAGCAAAGATACGCTTAGTGGCTTCAGTTCAAGTTCTGTACCGTCCATAAGTGTTACTTTGTTTGCTTCATATACTGTTGTAGTCATTTTTCCTCCGTTTGTAGACATTACTAATTATAGCATGAACGTACGCTTATTTTGTCAAATCTTCGTAGTCTAATCCCATGCCAATACCAAACCCTGCCTTCTGTGCTTTAGGACCTTGAAACGACATAATGTCATTTGAGTCCTTTGCTTTACCACCACTAAATACTCTAGCCTTCATGTCTTCCCAAGGATCTGATTTATCAGTTTCCTCATCAAGGTTAACGCCCTGCATTGCTGCATCGAACTTCTTTTGCTGATACTCTAAATCTCTTTTAGTAGATAGTAAGAGTGTTAGTTCTGGCATTGATATAGAGGACTCAAGTTCTTCAAAGTTCTTCCAGATCCCCGTCAAAAATGCTTCTGCCTCTAGTGTTGGTAAATCTATGTCTGCCCAAGTTGCTCCGTCCTTAGACTCTTGCTCGCTACCCTGTGGTGTAGATGTTTTAATTTCTGCAGCATACTCTAATATCTTATAAAGTGTTTTGAGGTCGAAACTGTTTGCTACTACATCTTTATCTAAATAAACATTGGGGGCAAACTGTTGCATTGAGATAAATACACATTCGATAACTAAATCTAGGGCTTCTTCTTGATCCTGTGTTTGTGAGACCAGAATAAACTTATCCATGAAGTCTCTCATATATTTAATCTTAAGTGGGGATACCTTTATGATATTTCCATTAATATCTTCTACGTACCCAGTTTTGTATACTTGTTTTGCCATCTAAACAGTATACCAAAAAGAAAACAGAAAAGCCCAGACTTTCAAGGGTCTGGGCTAATCTTATATTAAATTGTATTAGTCTGTTACAGTACGATCAACGATCTTACCGTATGAACCATCATTGTTTGGAAGAAGGCGGAAAGTTACATCGAACATTGTCGCTGCATCTCTCTTAGCAGATACTGTAACGCTCTCAATTGAAAGTGCACGATATGCTGCGTAAATTCTTTCCAAGTTTGAACCTTCAGCACAGTCACCTGTACCTGGGCCTACTGCAACAAGTCCACGCTCTACTGGACATTCGCCAATATCGCCTGCTGACATGTTGAGTGTTGGGTTACCGCTCACGGTTGCGAGATCTGCATCTTTTCCTGCAAGTGCAAAAAGAAGGTTTTCTAAAGTTGCTTCTGCGAAAGAAGTCTTCATGTTAACCTGCATGCCCTGCTTGAAGAGTTTTGCTGCATCGAGTACCTGGTCCACTGCAACTTCTGCGAAGTCTGGTTGGAACATGATTTCGAGACCGTTAGATGTATATCCAACATTGCGGAAATCTGTAGGAGCCAAGTCGGTTCCTGTAAGAGTATCCTTGTAAGAAGTACCGTCTACGTATGCTGGTAGATCGGCATTTGAAAGTTCGCCGAGTTCGTATGTGAACAGCGCTGCTGCACCCACGATAATCTGAGAACTGTTACCTCTTGAATATGCCATATTTTTTCACCTCTTTTTTCTGTTTTGAAATAAAGGCGTTTGTTTCCTCACTACCAATTATAACAGCGTTTATTATGACTTATGCCAGTCATAGTCTATGATAATCTTGTTACCAGCGTAGGTACGGGCTGTACCAAAGTCAATAATATCTCTGGTTTCTTGGAGTTGATAGATTTTGAGCCTGTGGAAAAAGACCATCGGGAATGGCTGTCCAGAGTCATCCCTTAATGGATTGGAGGATTTTTGCTTATTTCTGATCCAATCATTTAAGTCTTGTGCAGACTCATCCTCATAGTCTAGTAGATCTTGGACTTTTTGTGTAACATTGATTACATTAGATATAGCATTTGACCCCTTAGAATAAAAGTAATACATCAACTGTTCTGATTTGATGTGTGGAAATGGAGACCTTCTCATCTTAAGCATACGATCATAGACACAAAACGTTGTAGAACTCATAGGAAATGTTTCTGTTAGGTCGTCTATGGATGTTGGGCTAGTTGGAAAAAATGGAATGCCATCTCCAGCATTAAATTCAGTGGTCTTATCTATTAGATAAGCATTAATAAATGTAGGTGGGTGATAAATTGCCATTATGATACCTTTGCATTTACTATCCAGCGATAGCCAGTTTCAATGCCCTTTCCTCTTCCCTGCCTTGAGCCAGCAGCAAAGTTATTTTTATAAATCTGTGCATTCTCTAGTTCTGACATTGCGCCAGACTTGCGTAGGAATGCTTGAGAAAAATACTGAGAGAAGAACTGATCAACAGTTGACTCAAATCCAGCCTGTGTATTTCCACCAGGGTTGTCAACTATTACAGGACCTTTTGTAAATACCTCTTCTCCGTTTACTTCAAAGTTCAAAACCTTTGCTTTCACGGGAACGATAGTAACTGGAATGCCTTCTTCCATAATTCTTGCCTTGTCATAAAACGGTGTAGTTGATCCATCTTTGATGCTTCTTGATTGAGAGAGTGTAGACTTAAATGAAAGACCTAGGTTGCTAACAGTGTAGTTAATGTCAAATAATCTTGCTTCTGGACTTCCTGTTTGATACCACTCATAGATGTGATGTAGTCTAGATGGATTTACTCTAGCGCTTGAGTCAACAAACTCCTTAACCATCTCTGTAACATCCTTACCAAGGTTATCTAGAAATACTCTCTTGCCCTTGTTAATTCCCTCAAGGAATCCGAATGAGTATTCAATAATATTGTTTAGATCTCTCATTAGATGCTTATCATTAATCTTAACAGATATCATATATCTACCGCCTGATTTTCAGATCTACGAAGAACTAACTTGTAATACTCTACATTGCCAAATGGACCCACAAAAGGCTCTTGTGAAGCAACCTCAAATATTGTAGACTTGCCTGCACGAACTCCAGATGTTTCCATATATATGCTGTTACAGTGAGCATCTTGAATGTTTGTTAAAACTACGTTAGTAAGAGAAGTCCCTGAGTCAAGGTTAGAGATTCTAATGTCTGACTTGACTCTTCCAATAAGCATGGTGTCTTGAGTGATGTTTACGTTTGGAACAATTTCTTCTTTGGTCTTTAAACCAGCAGTTGTAAAGTGACAAGCAACTGTTTTATTAAGCATCCACTGCTTCTTGACATTTCCATATGCACCCTGTTCAACAGTAGGATAGAAAACATCTACTTGCATTGGGAACGTAAAGTCTTTGCCCTCGCACAACATTACAACAATCCAGGTCTAGTTATTGTCTTTGCGTATTTATCTAATATCTTATCAACAAGAGCGTTGCCAGTTCCCTCAAGCATTCTCTTGTCAAACTGAACCTTATACTGATCTGTATTATATGATGTTACATACTTTGTGTAGTAATCAAGTTTACCGCACTTGATGTCTTCCATCAACATTGCTGCTGCTCGCTTAACATCTGATGGCAACATCTTGTATCCGCTGTCTACAACGAATGTATAGTCGTATCCTCTTGGAAAGTCTACAGACTTAGAAGGACCAATGTAGCCCAGGTCTCCGTAAGATGCTGGATATCTTTGAACTCCCTGCTCTGCACGGTTGTACAATTCTGTTTCTGTTCGTTGAATTGCAGATCCGTCTGGTGTAACAGAATAACTTAGAATATTTGTTTCTGGTGTATTGACATCGTATACCAAAACATTGTTCTCGTAAACTTGCAAAATTTCATTGACTGGCTCCCATAGACTAAAGTAGTCTCCGCCTTGTCCAACTGCCTGAATGCTCTTCTTCTTATTATAAAAACCATCTGTAATGTGTGTATCAATGATCGCTCTGACATCTGCATCTAATTGCTGATATTGGCTGATCTCTGATGCAGTTGTACCGTGTTCACTTGGGTTGACATATGGTCTTACTAGCGTATAGAAGTCTTCAAAGACCTTTGCGCTATTCTTAAAAACTTTTAGTTGATACGTTGTATCAAATCTTCCAGAGACTGGAATTAAGATCTCATCTCCAGGAACCCCAGAAAAAGTATCTTGGGAATATGAAAGATCCGCCAAATCCGTTACTACATAACTTAACTCGTCGCTTGACAAAACTCCTTGTGGAATTATATAAGTTAAATCAATAGTATCTGGATAAGGCGGAACTCTCAATATTTCCATATTACTTACCAAATTCCTTGGCAACCTCTTCTGGTGTTGCAGTGCGGATATGTGAGCGTGTTAGCCACTGATCAGCAATATCCTTTTCAACAATGTTGTAACCCTTGTAGACCTTGCCTACGCCTGGCCATGTAACATTCTTTGTAGAATGAAGCGCTACAGTTTCCTTTGCTGACTTCTTCTTTGCTGGTGCTGCCTTCTTTGGAGCACGAGGTGCTGAAGCAACTCCGATTGCTCCACCTGCTACAGTTCCTACTGCTTGTACTTCTGCAGTAGACTCAGCAAGTGAATCTGTTCCTACAACCGCTTGCTCTTCAACTGCTTCTGGAGCCTCTTCAACCTTGACTGGTTCTGGAGTTACTTCTTCAACAACTGGAGTTTCTACGATTTCAACAGGAGCCTCAGTTTGTGTTTCTTCAACTGTGTTATCTAAATTTTCCATTTTATTCCTCCTAAATAGTATTATATCATTAAATTGCTAAGGGGAGCAGGAGCGTTAACTCCTACTCCCCCTAAACTTTGCTGTCTACAGATTATGCATCTGATGCAGCGTCAGCGAATGCGATTGCATCTTGTTCTTCCCATTGAATACCGAAGCGAACGAAGACTGTGTATTCTACAGTATCCTTCTTTGGCTTGTATTCACGGTTAACAGTGATGTCACGCTGGAATCCCCATACACGGTTCTGTGGGAATGTCAAGTCGACATATCCTGCAGGGTAGTATGGAACTTCCTGAACGTCTACTCCGAGGACACGAGTTGTACGTGCTCCACCGAATGTCTGTCCATTACCATCAAGGTATGCCTGACGATTTGCTTCTGTTCCTGGGCCCTTGTTAACAAAGGCTTCAGCGATTGCATCTGCAAGTGTACCGTTGTTCTTAACGATACCCTGGAATGCATCTGTACCAACATAGAACTTTAGATTGTTCTTGAGAGCACGATACTTGCGTGGCATTGCAAGGATGATGTTCTGCATGACTTCAGTTGTCCAAGCATTATCTGCTACTGTAACAATTGCCTCATGAGCATCTCCCTCTGTCTTTACACGGTTTACGAAACCGTTCATGATACCAAGGAATGCTCCGTCATCAGAGTCTCCTGTACCATTGATTGCAAGATCTTCGATATCGTTACCGAATGCGTTTGTCATAAGACGAACGATGTGATCTTCAAGTGCTGCACCTTCGACGTTGTCTTCAAGTGCTTCTGCTGTTACTTCCCAGTCAAGACGAATCTTCTTTGTTGTAAGTTCTACCTTTGAGAAGGTTGCTCCAGCGTTGGTGTAATCACCGATTGCTTGAGCAGCAGAACGGATTACACGCTCACCAACGTTAACTTTTTCAAGTTCCATGGTGTTCGCTCTCATTGTGACTCTACGTCCATCTTGAGCGAGGATAGTTGCATCCCACACGTAGTCAATAAACTGACGTGCTTGTTCAGGGCGAAGGATTCCGCTAGCGGCATCACCTGAAGGATTGACTGCGTTTGGTCCATCTGTAGTACCGAGGAGTGCTGTAGGAATATTTCCTAGTGCTCCACCGTCGGTGTAGTTACCTGGTACGTTTGCTGCTTCTGTTGATCCTGATGCAAAAGCGCCTTGACCCTGATAGAGTCCTGGTGCTGTTCCACCGATGTTACCAGATGTACCTGGCTGATTTTTCTTAATTTCTTCTGACATTATTTCACCTCCAAGTGATTTCTAACTAAATAGATCGGTTGTTTTGAGGAAACGTCCGCCCCATAGGGATTTTTCAACCATCTCTGGTTGGTCTTGGATGATCTCTCCGAGATCTCCAGACTTTCGGAAAGCGGTGTCTGCTTCTACAGCGTCTACTCGCTTACCAAACTCATTAAATTCATTTCTTGCTGAAGCAATATCTTTTGCAACTGCATCAAATGAATCCTTTACTGTGTCAACATCGACCTTTGAAGACTTAAGCATTTCTACTTCTGCCTGCAAAGACTTAACTGTTGATAATAGATCGCTAAAGGCTGTTGTAAGATTGTCCTTGATATCTGCAACTACTGCTGCAATATCATCTGACTTCTTTGCCTTGTCTTCTTCCATTTCATCTGCTGGCTTTTCGCTAGCATCTTCTGCTGGAGTCTCTTCATCTGCTGGCTTCATAGCCTTTTCTGCATCTGTTGATTCTTCGACAATAGCCTCTGGAGCGACCTGTGTTTCTACAACTGTAGCATCTGATTTCTCAACGATTTCTTCTACTACTTCGTTTGTTGTTTCTGTCATAGGATTGACCTCCTTGTTAATCTTAGAAGTATTAATGCCTTTAGCACTATCAACTAAGAACTTTATCATTGTTGTTTTTTCATTATCCGTTTTTTCAACGAAACCTATATTTTCCATTTGGTTGCCAGTAACTGGATTTAGTTCTGATTCATTTTCTGAAACTAAAACAAGTCCTGCTTCCTTGTCATAAAACACATTTTCCAAAACTGTCTCATCTGCCTTGATTACATCCACGCCATCAACCTTTTCTACTGATACGATATTTGCAAACTGATTTGCTGGTGAATCTACAAGACTCAATTCTACTAAATCATATTCCTTAATAATTCTAATTTGTGTATCTGACTTCTCATCATATCCGTCATCCCACTTATTCATTCTTCCGCCAATTGAAAAACCAGTTAGTGTTCCGTCAAGAACTTTCTCCCAAGTATCTTGTGCACCTTTTGAAACATATGCAGAAACAAAAACACCAGAATAAAATTTCTTAGATTCTGGATCAAAGTACTTGTCTTCTTTAAAGTTAATCATCTTACCTACTGCAAGTGGCTGATGCATTTCACGAATGTTACCACGGAACTTTGCAAATGCCTGCATTGATGCTTCTGCAGTTACAATGTCGTTTTGCTTGTCGATATTATCGAGAGATGCAAAACCAGATACAATACGTCTTTCCTTGTCAACCTTACTAAAGGGCATAGAAAGACGTAAGTTTTCTCCGTCTGAATTCCAATGAGCCTTGGCTATATTGATCACCATTATATTATAAACCCCTTTTTAACAATATCTTACTATTCGGACAATTCAGGCAATTCATCTGATTTACGACCCTCGCCCTTTGGGTTACGTCCAGAAACTGTGGCTGGACTATCAGACTGATTATTAGATCTTTCTGTATCTCTTGCTCTGTTAGTTGTCTCTTCTGCTGCCTGCTGTGGCTTCATCTCTAGAGGAGCATCTCCACCATTTCGCTGAGGCATACGCAAGATTGCTCTTGCTTCATTAGGAACCATGATCTGATTCTTAACGTATCTCTCAAGGATTTGTGACTGAGCAATTTCATCAGTAAGGGTTAACTCGTTAAACTTAAACTGAAGGATATCTGTTTGCTCACGAATAATCTTATTGATTGGCTTTTCTAGTTCTCTCTGTGCTGGTCTTGCTACCTGCTCCTTGAAAGTTCTATCTTGTGCTAGTGCTGCTGCAATGGCTGATGAATCTCCACCGCCCAACTTTGACAAAGGCACTTGATGTGCTACTAAAATATCATCACGGTTTTGTTTACGATACTTTTCGAATGATCCTTCTTGTACGCCGTTTTCAATTGGCTTCATTTCAAACTCAACCTTGTTGGTGTCTGAATCTCCAGGCAATGGAATGTATAGAGTTCTGTGGTTTTGCCCCTTCATTCCTGTCTGAAGGAATCTAAACATTTTATCTTCTGCTTCTCCAGAAAGTTTAGCGCCCTTAAGTGTTACAACATATCTTGGCACAGCCTTATTGCTAAAGTAATCAATATTGTATTGTGAAGCAAGTAAATCTCCATGTAAAGCATTAATTGCTGAAATAATATCTGGAACGCCATAAAAAGTATTTAGTGGTGAGTATTCCTTAAAATGAATAATTTCATTTGGTCGTGTATCTGCTGTTACTGGATTTGGATTCTTTGCACCAAAGTTTCTAAAGTAAACAACCTTATTACCAATGACCTGAACAAAGCCATCACGCAATCTACGGACTCTCATTGTTACTGATGGAATATGTCCAATGTAACCAATTTGTCCAGCAGTTGTGCGACCAACTTCAATGTAACCATTTCCTGTTGCTTGAATATCTGTATAAACCTTTTCCATAATAGTTGTAAAAGAGTCTTCAGTATTCAAACTTTCAAGCCAGTCAGTTAATTCAATCTTTGCACGTTCAATTCTCTTACGAGCATTCTCTGCTGTCTTTGGTTGTGCTGCTTCTAACTTAACCATAGTTCTTGGTGAGATCTCAAAGTCATACCCCAAGCCAACAATATTTTCTACCTTTGCATCAATTGCAGCATGGTTAGCAAAAGAGGTATCGTAGTAATTTGCCAATTCGTATAGATTCCATGGCGGAGTAATAACATCAAAGAGTCCATATCCGTTTCTGTAAATACTGCCAGGGTTAATCTCTTTTGACTTTGCTCCGTCCTTACCGCTTTTTACAGCCAAAGAACTTTCTAGGTATTGTGGTGTAACTTCACCCTTTGCAATACGTGTTGCTCTTCTTTTAAAGTTATTATCTAAACCAGACAAAACCTTAAGTTCGTCCCATGTTTTATTGAATGGATCTTGCTCTTTAAAAATATCTGCTGCTTCTGGGAAGTGGTCTACTGATGCACCAATTATGTATTCATTATCTTCGGACATTATTCGTCACTTCCATATTTATTGTGTGTTTGTTGTGCAGCATGCCATGCACCAAGGTCGTTCATAGAGGGAATAAGTCCTTCTGAAAGTCTTTGCTTCTGCTCAGAGTATTCTTCTTCTGAAATACGTGTTAAACCTGGAACAAAAATACAGGTGCCGTCGCCTTCATCACCATAATATTTTGCAGCATCTCTAAGTTTTGCAATCTGTCCAATGTCACCCTTCATTGATTCAATGTTAAGGATTGATCCGTTACCGTCAGTAAACCATTTTCCGTTAGCCTTTTTGTATACATATAGGCCCCAATCGTAATGCTTTTCAATAACCTTGACTTTAGACTCGCCAACCTGCCCCTTCATTTTGGGCAATACTTTACGCTTTTTTCCTGGTTTTTCAATATTCATAACCACAAGTATACCATATTATACTGCGTTTTGCGTTGAAGACTGCCACTCTATTTCACTATAAATGTTATATTCGTAGTCTTTAAACGATAAAATCTTTGGGTTAGTTTCTGCCTCATTGTAGTCATCGACCAAAATCTTATTTGTTCCAGCATAAGCCTTATAGATATCAGAAGGGTTTGCTCCATAGTAGGATGTTGAGGAAAGAACAAGCACACCTTGCCACTTATAGGCTAGATCCCAAAAGTCCCAGTCTAGTTCCAGTGCGCCAGAGTACTTAACCTTAAACCAAGGTCTTGTAGTCACTGTCTGTACTTCTTGAAGATTTGTCGACTTGTAATTAGATACCAGGTTAACCAGCAGTGGTCCGTTAACTCTAAAAGAGCCAACAAAGTTATTGAAGTTAAGTAGATTAGAAAATGAGATTCCAATAAATGACCACTCCTTAATTGTCAATACTGGATCATTAACAATATTGCCGTTCAGGTAGAAGGTAATACCATCTTCAAGTTCTCCAGTGTTAGCATTGATTGCATATACCCTTGCTCTTTGTCCTTCTGGACTATCAGCAACCATAAAAAATTTAATAACACCATTTCGACTTTCTATTTCAAAAATTGATGTTGGTGCATATGGGAAGAAACTTTGATCATATCTTACTGCAATCTGCATTGCCATAACCTTGTAGTCACTGGACAAGGACTTGTTGATTGGAATAGCAAGCCCTCTATTAACTAGTGGATCAAAGGTACCTCTGACCTGAATACCGCTATCTCTTGTTAGGTATAGATAAGGGGAACTTCCTTTATAGATGCTAAACGGATTCTCTGTTTTATAGTCATAATAAACACCAGTCTTCTTGTATGGATAAATAGGTGTTCCAAATCTAGTGCCTATCTCATTTGCTGATTCATTAAATGCCTGAGATGCAATTTGCAAAGACCTAACCTTAAGAGGGTTCTTAGAAATATTGCTTACGGAAATCTGTAAATGCACCACCAAAGATAAATCATTAAAGTTAATTCCTGAAGGTGGATAAATAATGCTGTTATCGACAACCTCATATCTTGTATTTAAGAAACTATCGTAGATATTATTTCCATCTTCATCTTTATCAACAACGTACGTACCTGGGCGAACTACTGAACCAACTTCTGGTCGAACTGAGTACTTAAAAGAATCTGCGCTTGAGTTAGCACCGTCGACAGTGTACTGAAAAGAAACATAAGATCTAACCAGTGACCTCTTGGTGTCTAGATTATATCTCTTTGATGACTTAGTGAGTAAGTCAGAGTAGTTATTGTATCCAGTATAAAGATGGTTGTCTAAAGAGGCATAGGTTCTTTGAACTGGAGTAGAGTATCTAGACATAAGTTCTGCATAGGTCCATCCCTGATAATCTCCAAACTCAACATACTTGATTGGTGCTGGATAGTTAATATTAAACTGCAAGAAGTCCAAGTCGTACAACTCTTTGCCCTTTGAGTCAGTTACGTATTTAGCAAAATATGTCAGTGGGATGTTATCTTCCCATGAACTAGAAACGTTTATATCAAGTTCAAACAAACCAAACTGTAATGATCCAACCAACTCATAACTTCCATTATGCTCAGATATCCTTGTTGTTACAAAAGATGAAGGGTTTCCTCCATCGAGGACGTACTGCCAGAATGATTGATCTTCGCCAAAGTAGTCATCTCCTGCATCATAAAGCACTGACATGTCATATTGATTAAAGACATTCTCATACTCTTTAGGCACTCCTGACTCATTAAAAAGTTTTGAAACTTTTGTAAAGTTTTTAGCGTTATCAAAAACAATCTTATAGATCTTTCCTTTAAAGGTGTTTTGTAGTTCTTTGTCTCCGCCAATATAAACACGTAGTGTTGATCTGTTACCTAAAAGAGATGCTACATTACCACCGTAGTAATTAGAAAAATCATTTAGGTTGATACCAGCAGTAAAGTGATCTCCCAACAAAACAGCATCAGACTGATAAATTGTGCTTAATTCTGATTCAACCTGCAGAACGTATTTAATAAGATTGTCTTTTATGTTGACAGATAGATAGTTTCCAGTACTTTGGTCTTCTATTCTAATTAAAGTCTTTTCAACACTATCTACCTCTGTATACTTAAAGACACCATAAATTGCAGCAGTTTCTTCAGCAATGGGGTTAATCGTATCAAAAATTAAATATGAATTAGTAGAGTTCCAACTACTATTGGGTGATAGTGAGATAAACACTTCATCTTCATTTTGTATTGCATAGTTGTCCTGCTTAAAGTTGTCCAGAGTTTTAGAACTAGAAACAAGGTTTGGCAAAGCATAGTCTGGAATAGACAACATGTTGTTTTCTATAGCAAGATTATCAACAACACCTTGTGACCATTTTCCCATATCTGGATACATGTAGTTATTAGTATAGTCTGCAAAGGGGTAATCAATAAATACAGAAGTACCACTGTAGGCACTATTAATATTTTCTGGAATCTCAACACCTTGACCGTAAACAAACCTTCTCTTGGCTACCAAGATAGGAACCTGATAAGGATAGATTGCAACACAGTCTAGTTCGAGCGGAGATACATCTTCATAGGCATAAAATGCTAGCCAGTCATTATCTTTTCCAGCCACTTCTTTGTCTGGGAAACTTAGGTCTTCAGTTATAAAATCTAGCGATATTACTTGCTCTCCATTGATCAATAGACTTGCTGCATTCTTTGTGATTCTAATATGTATGAGCATCGGTCTTGTCCACTGCCCCACGCAAAAAGACCCTACGTTGTCAGATATCTTTAGTTTGATAAATGGTCCATCTACATACAAGCCATCATTAGATCCAATTGGTCCAAATATTCTTTTAAGTGTAGTTGCACTAGAGTTAATTCTAAGCCACATCTCTGCTGTGTACTCTTTAAACTTTCCAGAGTTATTTAAAAATCCTTGACCAGGCACAATTAGTCCTGGATACATGTTTGAGTTAGGAACAATGATTGTGTTGTTAGATGCTCCGTATACCATTGGAACTCCAGAGTTCTTAGCACACAAAGATGATTGATCAAGAATATAGTACCCAGAACTTTCCTGTAGTCCATATGCATTTGCTTTAATACCGTTTAGTGCTGGCAAGTTAATATTGGTTGGTAAAGCAATTGGCTCAACGCCTAAAGACACAGAGTGAAACTCCTCTGACCACTGCCCAATAGAAAAACCATTAACTAAAAACTCATACGTCTCATCTAGAGTTGAACTATTTAGATATGTTACCTTAATTACTGGCCTCATTGCCACATCATCTGTCGGTATATGAAAGGTTTCTGATACAAACAACCATTTATCATACACCGATGTGTCGTAATGTTTTAAGTTTTGAACATTAGATCCAGTAGTAGAATCATAATACTCGTATCCAATATCTAAGCCAACAATGTATGGACTTAAAGAGTAAAAATATGATCCAATTGCAAATGTTCCAAGTTCATGATTTAAGTCCTGTAAGTCAAATAGTTCTGGTCCACGACACTCTATTATATTGTAGATACCTTCTGTTGTCTCACCAATTAGTTTAGTAACATGACTAGATATAAACGGTTCATCTACGGTTCCTGGTGATAGTTCTGCAGTACCGCCAGAAATTGTCCAAGAAGAAAGATCTCTCTCAGACTCAGAAATTAAAGAAATATAATCTACCTTGTCATCTAGTGCCCACAAAGCCATTGGGTGTTCTGCAAACACCTTTTCTGCGTATAGGTTAGATGGACTAGACATTATAAGTCTATTTTATCACACTATGCGTGTGAACCAACGAGGTGTTGTATATCTTGTGCCACTCTTAATTGTCTTAACTCCATGAACATACGCTGGCTGATCTGGGAAACAAAGAAGGTCTCCTGGCTCTGGCTTAATAACAATATCGTAATCAGGGAAATAAATCTCTCCGCCTTCATAGTCACTATTAAGATATACAAGTGTTGCTATATCGTTTGGTCGTGATGAGTCAAAGTGATCGTGCATTCCATGCCCTTCCTCAAAACGTGCAATATGAGTTTTGTGAGGATTGAATTCTTGAAATGGTCCACCGTATGTTTTAAGAACATAATCATAAACTCTAAATGCGTAATCCTGCATTAGGTTTAAGACTTCTTTCTCATTAGCCTCAATCTCGTGGTACGTGTATACCTTAAACTCTTTTTCGTTATTACCATGCATATTAAATCCATCATCAAATTTTTTAGCATGCTGATAAATTCTTTCAGCATCTTCTGGACTCATAAAGCCTTTTATATACTTTATCTGAGATGTATCTTTTTCCATTACTTTACCTTGATTTCACAATAGTCTGTTGTGCAGTATGCCTCACCTTGAGCCTCAAGATTATCTACTCCGTCGTAAATTGCTCCAAAGTCAATGTGCTTCAATTTGCCAATATATCCATTATACTCTTCTTCTGTAATCTGAGTGTATGGCTGTTGTGGATAAACTGTATTTCCCATTGGTAGAAATGATACTGCCTTTAGTTGTCCTTCGTACATATGAAGTGCTGGAGCAACATGCTTTGACTCTGTTTCCTTATCAAATGATAGGGTTACAGAAACACCGTTGTCTGACCAATACTTTTGAGCAGTTGCTGCAAGCGCAATCTTTTCAAATAGTGTTACATCCTTTTCAGATCGTGGGTGACCTGACTTGATTGGGAAATAAACAACTGATGTGTTTGCTGAAACAACGTCTTTTTCAACATTATAATTTGCTGCTCTAAATAAATGAAGCATTGGGTCTGTGTCACCAAACCTTACGGCACGTAGGAAGAACTCTCCTCCTGGTCCCCAGTGAACTCCAGGAGTTGCACCAGAAAGAATTGATACTGATCCTGAAGGCTTAACAGTTGTTACACGAATTGATTCACGAACACATAGCCATTCTGAATAAGAGTGATCGTACTTGCGAATTGTCTGGTAGCCCTCATCCATCCATTCACGAACTGCTGGCAAACCCTTTTGGTCTGCAAAAGAGGCAATGCCTGTAAGAGAAGTACCAATACGACGGTTGCGTTGCATAATACCATTTGTTTGCTGCCAGTGTGTTGGAAGCAATGTAACAGTCTTACCATAAAGATAAGCAAACTTCAATGTCTTGAGGAAGTCCTCCTTGGATTCATGTCGATTCAAGTGAACTTCTACAAGTGTACAAAGTTCATACGACTCCAATGGCTGCTCCGCACAAGGATTGAAGCCCATAACACGATAGTCTTTTCCATCTGCAGGATCTGCTAGACGACCATAGTTACGAGCAACATCAAGCCAAATAAAACCTGGCTCTCCGTTATTAACAATCAGGTCTGTATACTTTTCGTAATCCATTCCGACTGTTGCAGAAATTGAGTTATTTGACATCCATGCCCAACCTGGGTTCTCTGGGTCAAATGAGTTTCTATCTGGAAACACTTCTGCGTTCTTAAGGTTAATAAAGTCTTCATCTCCTGCTGCACCCAATGCAAGTGTTGCAGAACGACGGACGTTTCCTGATACTACACATGTACCAATAAGATTAATGATATCTGTAATAGCACGACTATCAAGGGTTTCTCCTGCTCTACCGCCGATTACCTTATCGATCTGTGTATGTAGTTGAATGAGTGGTGCTGGACCGCTAGCAACCCCTCCAAAGCCTTTAATAGGTGCCCCTAGAGGACGGATAAGGTCGTAGTTAAACTGCTGTACTGGCTGATTAGAACGAAGGTAAGAGTTTAGCAAAAGTCTAACCGACTCTACCCATCCTTCACGAGTGTCTGGGATATCATAAATCGATGCAGGTTCTGTAGGGGCATAGATAATAAAACCCTTTTCCTGTCCAACAGTATCAAAGCCAACCCCAATGCCAAGCATCAAAGCATCCATTACCCAAGCAAATAGTGCTCCTGGATCATTCTTGTCTAGGTCCTTTGTTGAAACCATAGCACAATTCTGAAGTGCTGCAGAGTTACGCTTTTCCATAGTCATTGGTGTTCCGAAGGTCCACATACCACGACCTGGTGGTGTCCACTTAAGTTCAAACATTCTCTGGAAGGCTTCCTGCGCTGACTTTTGAGCCTTATAGTCATTCCATGGTAGGCGATTTTCCTTAGCATGGTTCTTCTGTACTGAGTACATTCCTTCAATTACACGACGACAAACTTCGTGCCAACGTTCCTTAGTTCCATCTTCCTTAACACGAGAATAGGTGCGAATAAAAGTGATTTCTCCAAGAGAGTTTTCTGCTGCATCTTTAAATCCAAATGGACTTTCTTGGTTTTTGTACTTCTCTACAAAATCCTCTGGTAATCTAAAACTAAAAAAATCTGACATGTGTTTCGTCCTTTCAAAAACGGAATAGATCTAATTATAGCAGAGTTTTACAAAAAGCAAAACTCTACCCTAAACCAATACTTTATGTTTCTTTAAACAAAAAACTCTTTTATGAAACCTTATCTCTTTTTTGAATATACCTTACTCCACCAACCAAGTCTAATTCAGAAAACCTGTCATACTCAATATCGTTAAAATCAAATGGCAGACGATACAGGTCCTCGACGTTAATATTAACTTTATCAAGGAACTTATTAGGAGATTCGTACTTTAAAATTGATGTAGTATTTCCCTTAAGTATATCAATAACTAGGTTGTAGTTGTGGTTAAGAGAGAATGGAACATAATCTTTTGTAATTAGGTTATCTGGCTCTTGGTTATAATAGTTTGAAGGAAGGCTGTACACCTCAATCCCCTGATTTAAAAATGACATCGACAGATACTCATCGATACCAAAGAATTTTAACTCATGTGGCAAGTGAACACTTAACAAATCTGAAAACCTACCAAAAATAAAAGATTGATCAACTACACCTGTATTTGTGATATCGTCTGAATCTGACCTGTCTTTTTGAATATAAAAATTGTCTTTAACATAGCACTCTACCGAACCTTTACCAGAAAGAACTGCTTTCTCTGGCAATAAAGAAATCAGGTCTTCATCCCAATTTTTGCTTAATGTTGTTGCCCTAGATATAAATAGAAAGTAGTCATAGCCCTCATGTTGCTTAGCGTGGACACAAGAAGCCCTGTATGATAAAGGACTAAGCAAGTCATCCCACCATACAGGGTTATAGAATACGTTCTTGTGCTTTAAAAACTTTTCGTATCTAGTTAAATTATTTTGATCGTCTACGTAGATATCGACTAAGTTAGTTTGGCTTACATTATCTAAAAGCGCATCTATAGTATTTATTAGTTCAGAGTCTTTGTATGAATATATGTGAACTAATATTTTACTTTTCATTATGCAAGCGGAATCCAGTGTTGTTCTGGTGAAAGGCGAATCTCATTTAAAGGAACTACATCGTAAGCAATTGTAATTCTGAAGTCTTCCCTTTCCCAACTTTGAATCCCATGAGGGTGTCCAGTTTCTGAAAGAATTGCACGATTGTTTTTATTGACATTTGCAAATCTTTCTCCATCCATGCCACCAATCTTATAGTATGTGTGGGATGGTTCAGCATTGACACAATAGTATCCGTGAAAGTCTGGAGCACCCTTTCCATCCATATGATCATGCAGGTATCGATCTGGCAATGGTTCTGGTTTCTTATATCTGTCAAAGTTGAACCAACCCTGAATCATATAGTTTTCTGCCTTGAAGTCAATACCGTAGTACTCGCATGCTTCCTTGATCATTTCTGATACCGCAGAATAAAGGTTGTGAATTTCCTTATTGTGAAACTGAAAGATGTTATAGTGCTGACCAAGTTTGGTTGCAACTGCATCATCAATTAGTTTATCATACTGCTCTTTTGTTACATTTGGAACCTTTCCTTCTGAAAACTCTGACATCTTTTGTGACAGAAAGGTTGTGAGTGCTTCTAGATCATTATTAAGAGTTCTTTCAAAGAACTTATGCTTTGGCTTCTCTATCATAGTAGTGGCAACCAATGCTGTTCTGATGTATTTGAAGCAATCAAAGACTCTAGAGGAACAATGTCGTATGCAACAGTAATTCTTGGACCATCCCAGTCCCAGTCTGCCTGTGCATGTGGGTGACCCATTTCAGAAATAATCATTCTGTTATCAATATTATGATTTGCTACTTCACGTGAGGGATCGTTGTAGATTCTGTAGTATGTTACAGATGGCTCTGCCTTAACAGAATAGTAGCCATGAAAGTGAGGTGCAAATGGTCCACCATGATCATGCCAATTTAACTTACCAGTCTTATTATAGTTAACGTTAAACCATCCCTGAACCATATAGTTTTGTTCTTCAAAATTGATATTATAGTATTCGCAAGCCTCTCGTGTAACCTCAGAAATGCTCTTGTATAACTTATATATATCCTTATTAAGGAATTGAAATACATTGTACTCTCTCCACTTTACAGTAGAAATGCTTCCTGACTCAACCCAGAATTCTTTTTCTCCTAGTGTCTTAATACCTGGAAGGGTTGCATCCTTAATTCTGTCTGATTGTAGCAATAAGTACTTGGCAAGATTTTCTGTGTTGATATCCAAGTGCTTATCAAAAAATTTGTGCTCTTTCATGTTTTCTCCTTTGAACATATTATAATTATACACTATAAGTATTCCTTGCGTCTCCACGCATGCTTCTTGTAGTACCCAAAAAGCCTACTACGTCTATTTTCTAGTTCATAGTCTTTTTTGTTTATTTCTTTTTCATCTGTACATATTTCATTTTTCCAGTTTTCACGTTGAAACGGGACAAGTTGAAAGATTGGTGTGCCTCTTGGTATAGTTCCTATAAACTCCTTCTTTAAGAAAAATGTTACAAAAACTGGAATACCCATTATGTCTGATTCGATTATTCCAGAAGGAACAAGAAATGGCAGGTCAAATCTATTCATTGGATGGGTCAATAAAACTGAATAGCCTGGTGGTGTTTCGTAGTACCAGTGCATTCTAAAACCAAAATGTATGGGGTGGTATCCATTTGGAATAGGAATGTCAGCAATATACCGCTTATCTAAAATTAAAAAATTTTCATTATCCCAAGAAATAATAGGTTTGCCATCTGGATTTAATGATACATGAAGATCTTCTGTAAGACGGTACATGTATCCAGCAGTCATTGCATCTCGAAATGGATAGCACATCTTTGTTGATACGTTGGCACCATCTGTACCCCTATCGTTTACTGGGTTTAAAAACTCCACGTTATTAGTGTTGTAATGTTGTGCTAAGTCTTTGTACCATTCTGGGATATGTTTGATAGCAGGCTCTGGTGCAAGCACATCCAGATTATTGTACATATCAATATCACTTGGTAAGAATCTTATTATGTTGGTCAATGCCATTCCTTCTTGTGCCAAAAGTAATTCTTATAATAATTAAAGAATTTGCTTCTAATCAACATTCTTTGTTGTTTTTGATTTTCTTTTGAATCTTCATACTCAATAATCTCGCTACTCCAAGACTCTCTCTTAAATGGAATAACCTGCGCTATCGGAGTACCCTTTTCAATTACTCCCTTAAATGTGTTATCAATCTTAAATGACAAAAACCCTTCACTCATATAAGAGTCTGTATCAATAATTCCAGGAACAAGAGTAAATGGCACTGTTGCCTGATGCATTGGTGGCGTAAACAAAGAACTATATCCAGGAGATGTCTTGACTGACCACATTGGATTAATTCTCAGAACATCCTTGTGGACACTGCTTGCCATTGGATAGTGGGTAACCTGTTCTGGAGAGTGAGTTGTAAAAATCTCTTTCTTCAAACCTGCAATAGCGATTGGAATATTGTACTCAAGTTTTAAAGGGTCAGTTGCATCAACATAAATGTCAACTGGACAGTAAATAGTATAACCAGCCGTCATAGCATCAAAAACAGGCATGCACTTTTTGATCGTAGAGCCAGAAACGCCTTTCTTTAAGAACTCATCTTTATTAACGTATGACGGTTGTTTTCTGTACCAGTCTGGAACATTTTGTTTAGTTGGTGTTGGCTTGTTAACCAGAAGTTCAGCGTCTTCACTCCAAGGGTGAAACTCTATATTTGGCATTGTGTTCCTATCTTTATTTACTCTTGCTATATTGACTATAAAACTTAACAAACAAGTCATACTCTGACTCGCTTACCTTCATCTTAATGTCATACATAGGTGTACCTATACTAATTTTACCATAGTCTTTATTTATCATATGATCCCCGACTTTTTTAAATAGGAATGGCACAAAGTGTGGCTCTAGAATATCTCTATTTGTATCTATCCTATTTAACTTTAACTCCTTAATAAGGAATGGGGTCTCTACATCTGTAACCTGCAGCAACTCGTACTCTCTATCAATGTCAACAAACCATGGACAGTAGAACTTAAATGTTGGCAAGAAGCACTTATCGTCTTTTAATATCTCCGAAGAGGGGTAAAATTGTCTAATGTGTGGTCGATCTAAAAAGTAAAAACCTTCATTATAGTTTTTCTTAATCCACATCTCAGCATGAGTTTTTTGTCTCAAATATATAAATCCATCTTCATATTTTACTAGATCTGGTGCTGGATACAGATTATAAGCATAGTCATTAATAGGTTTTAAAACCGAAGTTTTAATCTTATCGTTAGACAAAACATATTGATATTCAACATACAGCCTTCTACAGTTACTTTTGTTAACTATGTCTGAAAAAGACAAGTCTGAAGAAGTTAACCAAAAAGTAGATGCTTTAGGATTTCTATCCCCACGCATTTATGCTACTTATTGTGAGTAACTACATCACCAGCGATGATTAAGTCTGCTGGCTCAGCGCTAAATGTATAAACAGTCTTAGATCCAGGAAGCACGTCAATGCTGTTAACAACAATCTCTTCAGGTGTTCCAGTTGATGGATTGTACTTGAAGATTGAGTTTCCAACTTCCACTTCTGCAACCATGCTGAAGACGTGTGTTGAAACTCCGTCTACAGTCTTCTTAACAAGAATTGGGTGCTCAAGTGTGAACTGTGCTGACTGATCGTTATTGAAGCAAACTGTTTGGCTTCTAACGCTTTCTTCTATGTCAACAATTGTTGTCTCTGTGTCGCCTGTTGGTGTAAGAGATTCTGAGTTCCATGCAAAGACCTCATAGTCTGGTGTACTTTGATCAATTTCAGCATAGTTGAGAGACTGTACGGTATCTCCGATTACAATGTCTTTAGCCTTCTTTGCAATAGTTTCACCGTTAGAGTTCTTCATAACTGTAATACCAGTTTCTGGATCAGTTACTTCTGAACCAACTCCTGGCTTAATTCTAATGTAGGTTTCTCCGTCAATACACTTGATTCCGTATGCTGCAGGAGAAAATCCGAATGGTGAGAATCCGAAAACTCCGAATGGCGAGAAGCCGAACACTCCAAACGGAGAGAATCCAAATGGTGAGAATCCGAACACACCAAATGGTGAGAATCCAAACACGCCAAACGGAGAGAATCCAAACACAGAGAACGGAGAGAATCCGAAGACTGAGAATGGTGCAAATGAGAATGTTGTAGTAACGCTTCCTGATGATGGAGATGTTGATGAATTTCCATTTGCATTTGTTGCATAAACTGTATATGTCTGTGCCGTTCCTGCTTCTTGGTTAATGGTTTCACTTGTTGCACTGGTTGATCCTGACTTTCCATCAGATGACTGCCATGTATAACTTGTAATTGCACTTCCACCATTTGCTGGTGCTGACCATGAAATAACATCCTGATTTGCATTTGGTGATGAAGCAGATGGTGCAGATGGGGTTGCTGGAACCGTTGTTGCAGTAATACTATTAGAGGCAGAAGATGCTACAGAGTTTCCAGCAGCATTAGTTGCAATAACTGTAAATGTGTATGCTGTATCTGATTGTAGACCTGTCACAGAAAGTGGTGATGAAGATCCTGTAGCAGTATACCCTCCTGGAGAAGATGTTAC